CTTCTACCTTGAACATCAGTCATGTAAGGTTCAACAACATTCAAGAAGGATGCTCTTGTACCTGCATCGTTCTGTTCAAACAGAATGTTCTTAGAAGCAGTCTCGATGAATGCCTCAATAGTGATAAACAGACGGCGAACATTGATACGATCAAATGCGGACTGGAAGACCAGTGCAGTCTTATCACCATAAAGAACTGTTCCTTGACCAGGGAAGGTAACGATCGGGTTGATTCTGTTAGAATACAGAAGGTCGCGCTGAGTCTTGTTAGGTGTAAATGCCAGTTTGATGGTATTCAGGAGAACGCCACGGTTGAAACCAGCGGGAGAGAACCAAGGCTCGAACTGAACTTCTGTTCTCAGTGTCAGACCTGCGGTGTCAGCGTTGCAGGGGATGTAGCGATACTTATCGTTGTACTTAACGTAGATGTACTTGTAAGAAGAGTCAATTACAAGATAAGAAGAAGATGTAACACCCTTCATGAACTCAACGATATTCTCGGCAATTTCCTGAGGATCGGTGTAACCGATGATGTCACCACGGCGAGGAGAGATGAATGCCATGCAATCCTTACGGAGTTCTACCAGGTTGGTGAGAATCGTAACCTTACCAAGAGCATCTGCAGCAGTGTTGCCCAGAGGACCTGCGGGAAGGAAGTTGATTGTGACAGACTCACGGTCGTTAACGAGATCGTAGGAATTGCTGAGATCGAGGTTGTCGATGTCATATACAGTACCACTTACGGTGTAAGTTGCACCACTTCCAAGGCGATAGTAGTAAACAGCGTTATTAGCAGTACCAATCGCAGTTGCACCAGTGGGATATCCCTTACCACCAGCAGCAGAACGGATCAGGTTGAACTGACGATCTTCAGCAGCAACACCCCAGTTACCGTCAGAAGCGGTAGCGGTTGCATTGAATACATCGGTCTCGTGCTCACCCCAATAGATGTAATTAGAACGCTGCTTAATTACCTCAGGGTAGTAGTTGTTTTCACCAACAGATGTCTTACCGTCAGATGCTTTGGAGACGCCAACATAACGCTCAAGCAGGGTTCCGGGAGTTCCGGTGATTCTACCGTCAACATCGATAACGAGAATATTCAGTTCGTCATTGCGACCACCTTTGGTAGTAGCATAGAGAGATGTTCCAGGACGGGAAGCAACTTCGCCCCACTTACCACCGGGGACATACTCACGCTCAGGATACTCATCTCTTACAGAGGTGATTGCTACACTTAAAGCAGTTCCAGAGGTGCTGTCTTCGATGCTATCTGCGGCAGCAAATTCAATGCTGTCCTTATTAAGACCGATATAAACACGACGCTCGATGCCATTGATTTGAGCAGTGTTAGATCCCTGAGTGATAACTTGGTCATCAGCAAGAATACCAGTAACACCACCAGAAGGCAGGGCGATTTCCAGTTTCTTAGCATCAGCATCCCAAGCGAGAACAGTTACTGTCTCGTCGGAACCGCCAATGGAGATGGTTGTGGAAGCACCAGGAGTAAAGGAACCGATCAGAGTATCAACAGTTAATACGATGCTGTACTTAAATACTTTACCGCCAGCACCAGATGTTGCACTGATTGCATGGTCAGCATCGAATTGATACTCATCACCTGAAGCAGGAGCGGGGAGAACAGCAATTTGGTCGGGACCTGCGTCAGTTACAAAAACGCCGAGAGAGTTTCCTTGAGTACCAGGAGTTCTTGCTGCCCACTTCCAAGAGTTAACTGCTTCTTCAAAAGTTCCTTCGTAGTTGAGGAGGTTTTTGATCTTGGGTGCGGAACCGCCTCCGACATCATCGACTGCGTTTGCCAGTCCAGAGTTGTCGCAACGAACAACCTTCATAACTCCACCATACTGGAGGAATTGAACTACGGTAAACCAATACTCATAGTTGTAGTCGTTCGGGGGTCCAAAAATAGCTTCAAATTGTACTTCGGAATCGATGTCTACAATTTCTTCTACAGGACCTTGCTCAAAGGGACCTACGAAGAAACCGACATTAGTTGCTGGTAATCTTGCACTAGTAGTCAGATCCTTTTCAATAATCTGAATACCAGGCGATAACATACGGGCTGCGGGCATGGTTTATACTCCTATAGAAAAATCCGGTTATCGGTGTCTAAGATTATTTATATTTTTGAAACCTTACCTAAACTCCCACATATAGGACTTATCTCCGTATTCCGCAACCTTCCAAACATCTCCTTGAGCGTCTGCAAAATATTCCTCATCCAAACCATCATCAATAAAACCAAATGGTGCCATGTCTTGTTCGATGGATTCTCTCTGATCTGCATAGATTCGAGCACGAACATCATTGTCATGCATCTCTTTAAAATAATCTTGCATTGCCATCCAAGCAAAAATAACAAGACACATGGCAAGGTCATCATTACATCCATCTTCTGCAGCGAATGACTGACCCTTAACAATGAATGTAGTTAGTTCTGCAATAGTATCATAATCATGCAATAGTAGTTTATCTTCCTCTAAAAGTGCTTTTAAATTAGAACACCCAACCTGTTTCACTGCAGTAGACATCTTGACACCCAGTTGAGTCTTCTTACCAGAGAATCCTTGACCAAGTTGTTGACCTGCCCTACCTCTCATTGCACACATTAAAAGATTTTCATACTCCAGATCGAACTGGATTATGTCGGCCACTTGCCCTCCAATGTCGTTAACTTCGCACAACACATATGCATTATTATAATTCTTTGCAACATCAATGATGATATTAGGAAATATGATCGGTTTAATTTCGTTGTTTCTATATCTAGCAACGACTTTATATGGCACTGTTGTAGTGTCCATAACCATAAATGCAGAGTAGTCATTGGATAATCCTCTAGCAACATCGACAGTTACAATGTAGTTATGCTCGGGAACTGCTTTCTCATATACCGCTAATCCATTCTTCTGCATCAAAGGATCATGATATGGCATAGTCCTCAATTTACTGGGACTAATTAAAGTGTCAACAGAACCGAGGAATTCGCATTCAAACTCAACTCGGAATTGCTGCTCAGATGTATTTTTAATTGTTTGTTCTTTCCACGCAGCATCTCTACCAGGAACCTCTGACCAATGCACTTCTGTAGGGACATATTCATTAGACCCTCTTTCTGCATCATGCCAAAGTTTATAAAACATATTCATCCCGTGTGGCGTGGAGATGATAATTACTTTTGTTGATTTACCAGAAGAAATAGTAGGATAGACAGAACTAAAGAATTGATCAGCAACATGATTCGGAACGAACGCGAATTCGTCCAAGAAAATGACATTAAAAGACATACCCCGGACAGCAGAAGCCGAAGTAGAAGCAGCAAGGATTTTACTTCCGTTTTCCAATTCCAAGGATCCTCTGTTCCACTGGAGGATTCCTTGCTGTAACCATTTGGGAAGATTTTCATAACTCAATTGTAATCTTTGTAGCATTTCACGAGCAGTTGCTGCTTTGTTTGCAAGAATTGCTACATTAACATTATCATTAAAAAGAACATACCACAACAGATAGGAAGTCACAATTGTAGACTTACCCGACTGTCGTGGCAGTTTTGCAATATTAAATCTGTTATCATGGAACTTCTGCACCATTTCCTCTTGGAAATAATACATGTCAAAGGGTACTAAACCTTTGTCCAAAGAAACGATTTTAATATAATTGCGAATAAAATACACAGGGTCCTCAGAACATCTAAGGACCTCTTGAACTTGCTCAGGAGTAAATTCCTGAGCAGTATTTGCTTTTTTTAAATTAGGATTACCTAAGTATTGATCGTGATTACTCATTCCACATGCACAGTACCAATCATGCCCGCACCTTTATGAGGGCCACACCAATATGTATAATCTCCAGCGTCGGGGAATGTTACATCAAACTCTTCGCCAGGAAGCATAGCAAGTGCCTCATGACTTAACTCGGGATGATCTTCCACAACAACATTATGAGGAGGAAGCATATTGTTAACAAAGTGAACTGATTCTCCAGCAGCGATTGTAATTTCTGCAGGATCAAATACTAGGTTTCCATTGGATCCCATTTGAACATCTACTGCCCATACCGGAGCAGCAAAGAAAATTGATGCGATTAATGCAAATAAAAATTTCATACTAGTGTTCCCTTTTCTCTACGAATTTCTCTGAGTTCTTCAAAGTCTTTTTGTTTGGTGCCGCCATCATATGCCCATGCATATCCTTCTTCAATCATTTGTTCATTGAGGGACAAATCTGCGTCCCCAATGTATAACCAGCCGAGAAGACGACCATACTTCCCAACGCCACCAACGAGTTCAGTACGGATAACAAGATCATCATCACCAGAAATTGCCCCTTCGAGTTTTTCTTTGAGCCAGTTGGTTGCGTCATAACCCAACTCCTTTTCTTCAAGATCTCTTGTACGCTTTTCTGGTGTATCAACTCCAGCGACTCTTACCCGTTCTTTTTTATAGAGATCAAATCCAAGATCAATAGTGACATCGATAGTGTCACCATCAAGAACTCTGTTGATCTCGATCACTCGAAAGTTGTAACAACTCTTCCGACTCGGGGGTGTCATCGCTCCCATCTTCTTCCAACTCCTGATATGCTAGTTTCATTATGGTATATATGTAATACGCAACTCCACATAACAGGAGCACTAAGCACCAGATAATGCTCCAAGTCACACCATTAGGATCTTCTAAGGGACGCAAAAATAAATTCAAGGATTGCGAGGATCTATACCAAGACTATCTAGGTAGTCAGTCCACCACTGAGGATCTTTTCGTTTCCATTTCGGAACATCCTTTCCTCTTTCCGAATAATACTCAAATAATGCATCATCGATGATCTGTGCGATCTCCATATTCCTCTTCTTCTTCATCAACATCTGCATACGGGTTCTCCAAATAGGGTCCTCGTTTTCGTAAAGGTTCTTTTCTGACATAATCTTGTTCAGCATTTACAGCAGATACCCAAACAGCAAGTTTCATCACGATAAAGATAATGACCAAAGGTGTAAAACACCCAATTAAAATTATAGGGTTCATTTATGTTTCCTCGCGAAAGGTTCCCAGTGCTCCCATCCATATTTATGGACTAAATGCATACCTATGAT